GCCCTTCAGGGGAATCATGTTCCCCATTAGTCAAAAGACTAATGAAACTCTACTGACATCTGTGTGGGTGAGTAGAACACCCTTCCAACTTTACCTAAACGATCTCACAGCAGATCGTTAAGAGGTTCAAAAATTTGGACACAGTCCCAAGATGGGTGCAGTGAATTCACGGTCGTTCAGGATTGACAAAAGGCCTCACTGATTGCAAACTCGAGAAACACCAACACCCCACTCCGTGACACCAAAATGCCACTATAATCCAGTTTACCGACATGGTGGTCGATGCTTCCCGCTCATTCGAGGAATTTTGTTTTACTTTCTACCCATTCAGCTGCCGCCTCAACAGCAGAAGTTACGGATCTAACCGTACGAGCGTAAACGGGGATTTTGGAGAGTAGACCAGTCAAGAATAGGGCCATTTGGCCCAAAAGATTTGCGTCTGGTGTGTAGGCATGGGCCCCTCGGGATTGTAGAGCTCGGAATATCTCCTCAGCATCTTCATCACGAGCTGGAGTAACCTCAGTGACTGACGCCAAAATACTACCGGGGGCAGGCATAAGCTCTATAAACCTATCACACTTAATTTGTGGTACTGCCGCGTAGGAGATACCACGTATGACGGAGATTCGAATGGATGCATTCTCGTCAACCAAGTCGGCTAGTATTCCACCTTTAGCCTTGAGAACAGACAGGCGATTCATGCCTTGCACACTGAATTTGATATTACCACTCCTGTTACTACGCGACATGAGAAGCTTGGGTTGGAAGTAACGGCGAACCGCATAAAACCCTCCATGGCCCTTCATCCGCTCACTCGCTCTCTTAGGATCGGCTTGCACTATTCGTGCCCAATCCAATGATGGTAAATCGATGATGATACTCGCGGTGCTTTCGATGGCACCGAGAACAGGAGTGACACTGTACGCTTCTGTGTTCGACAACACTGCCCCATTAACGACAGGGATCGACATTGGTCCGCCGACAGTTGTCGGCGAAGACAAAAAGAAGACCCCTGGGTCAGACAGAGAGTTGAACGCAATAGTCCAATTAAAGGCGGCCCCAGCAGCAACATTGACCAGAAAGTTGCCATCGGGTTTGCTGATGCTGTATGCAACCGGAAACGGTATAGCCGCCACTGTAACACTAGGAGTTGCAGAGTTGACAATAACAGAGGCTGCTTGGGCAAAATTTGACTCACCCAATACCTCAGAGATGTTAAAATTAGTCAACACAAGCTGAGAGCCTGCAAGAGAAGTAGCTGTGGTTTGGATAAGTATACCTCCCACCTCGCCGTCATCCGCAACATATTCGGTATCACATTGGAACTGACCTGTGACAAAACCACCCTGGTCCCATAACGTGGGACAGTTATGCTGAACCACAACACCATCACCCACGTATCTAAAACTCTCAACTGTGGTGGATTGGTTAGTGGCAGCGTCATATAGCAAATTTGCCGAATCATAACGCCAGTAACTAGCATAAAAATTTGGTGTGGCTGTGGTCCCAATAGTTGTCCATAGAGGATAATCAGCCACGCCAGTGGAGTTGATTTGTGTCAATATCTGTCGCCATTGAATGATTGTTGGTTGGCTAGCATCAGCGCTAGCTATAAACAATGAGACCCCGGTATAGGTTGGTGGTGAGATCTCAATGAGGGTCCAGTTTTTGGTGGTATCAGGGATGGTGGATGAACTTGTAAAAGGGGGCACAATAAACTCCTCACCTCGGAGGGTTTGGACGGCACTCTGTGACAAGGTGCCATCGGTGCATCTCGAATTTGGTATGGTGTGCTCGCCACATGGGTTCATTATATGTTGGACAAATCCCTGACCATCAATCGTGACGTCCTGCAAACTGTGCATATTATCACTGATACGCTTAGCATGGGACATGACGGAATTGGACATGGTAGACGCAAAATTTTTACCAGTAAGTGTTTTGAGTCGGGCAACTGGAACCCGGTTCTTGTTGATCTTATTGTTCATATTTGTTTGTTGTCCGGCTGGAACAATCTTAGCCGGCTTGTTAGCTTTATTTTTCTTCATTATAGCACACGCGTTCGGTACAGCCAAAACCCTACTCAAGTAGAAGGTCCAACTGATGTCGTTGTATGGCTGTAGGTTCACGTAAAAGACGCACTCTCATAGACCTCTCGATGGCAAATTGTTCAGAAACCGATATTCCCCAGACATTTTCAAAGTTTACCCTGGTCTGTAAGGAGATTTTTGGTTCACCGGTTTTCCACCATTTACGCATAGAATTGTAATGGTCATTCAACCAAGGGCTAAGTGCAACATACTTACCAGTCGGGGTAGCTTTCAAGAAAGCTGTGGCCATAGCACTCGCTATGGGCACACCCCAACTAGCAGCCCGTTCACACAGCCCTAAGGTGTGAACATGATCACGCGCTCGACGCTTACCGTAATCACGTACACACCAACCGGTCTTGCCTATAACCCGCTCTGGATTGCGAGCCATGGTGAATCCATAATCAGTCTCCATTAAACGCGCCTGGCAGAACTCAAGTTGGTCCAAAGTATCCGCCACCTCGTATTTCATGTTAAAGCCCAAATTCTTGAAATAATCCATATTGGCTGTAAGGCCTAAATGCTTGCGTTCAATGACCACGACGGAATCATCACCATTGACATAAATGCTGCCCTTGATATCTAGTGAATGCAGAAACCCTTTTAACAGGGTCCACATGATCAGTGAGTTACCAAGTCCAGTATCCATATCACCGCTCATCCTAGTACCTCTCGTTTTATAAGAGATACCACGTCTAGAACGGCCGACATTGGTGAGGGTCAAAGAACTAAGTTTACGCAACATCTTATTGCCGCAAACAAACAAGCGCTGATAGCAACGATGGGTATATTGCAACCATTTCACATCAACACAACTGTCGAACTTGCTAGCATCTAGCAGTAAGAACACAGGGTCAACGAAGCTGTCAGCTTTCTGAATTAGATCATTAGCGATGGTATAGCCATCTGCCTTGCCGACAATACGTGTATTGTACTCATCTCGTAATGAGTAAAACCACTTTTCGATTGGCTTTATGTACCGTGCATGCTCAAGTAAAAAACAAGGATCACGATACTGGATGGCCCTGGGGGCTTTTTGGGGACTGCTCAATTCAAGATCGTCTTTAGAGAATATGTTTAAAACTGAGTATTGGTCTAACCAGCCGAAGAGATCGAGTTTTTCTTTAGCGGCTATGTACTTTTGTTTCCAAGCACCTTGATAGGTACTGATTACACCCCAGCGTTTCATTGGGTATAACTCAACTGGATTGTCTTTTAATAATTTGTTGAAGAATTGGTCGTCTATGGTTGAAACTACCGGAGGTGTGGCCACTTGATGTCGAAACTTCAGGGCCACAATCTCGTTACATAGACAACCATTGTGGGTCCAAGCAACTTGTGCTAGATCCCATCTTGCAAAGCTAACGTGTGGATAGGTACGGCGATTAATATGACAGGGGACTTGGGGGTACTTAACCCAACTCTTGGGTCGTGCAGGTGGTGATTGACCCATGCGTTGAGCCATACAAATGGCCGGGAAGCCGCGTTCTCATTCATGCCACAGTGTATGGTGTCGACTCGGTAACAAGCCGAAGAACCGACGCTCCTTAATGTGGCCAGCACGTTTGAAGTTCGCGACTTTGTTTATGTCGCCGAAGATACGTTTCTTCCCCAACAGACGCAAGGCATGCAGCTCTGATTTTAATGGCAGCATGGCAGCCAAAACGGTCCATAATTTCACCTCCAACAACAATTGCCCATCATATTGACTGAGGCGGTATTGGCTCAGATACTTGTCGGCCTTGACACACAATTTCATATGCGTCGACACCGCTGTGCCAGTGTTCAAGTTCGCCGTCTTAAGATGATAATAAAGGCCTCCATCCACAAAGGGGAGTCCACGTTTCTTCATGAAGCAGCTAAGAACAAGCACCTTACTCGGTCTAGTTTCGTCGGTGCCAAAAGCCTGCCCATTATTCGATTGGTCGGGGCTATTGGTGTTATTCACAGGTATTGGCTCTAAGACACACAACATGTCGCCATCTTCATTCTTGGTAACATGCCACCGTTTGCCTAGATCAACCTCAGAAACTATTAAACACTTACCGTTGTCAAAGGTGGCCACTTCTTCCATAGCCCCCCGGAGATCAATGTCCCTAGATGTGAACACTTTCCTACACATTTCACTGAAATGTCGCCTCCAAAAACTCCTCTTCCCCTCATCAAGTTCTTCCTCCAACTCCTTCCTAATCGGGTCCTCTGATCCTTCGTCTTTGACGGCATCTACCAGTGCTGCACTATCCATAGTTTCATAGATGTGGTAGCCGCACATTACGCCATTTATTTCGACTTCATTTAGATCAACTGGATGATGTACAGTTGGAGGTCCGGCCATACCCACTGCTGGTGGTGGCACCGACATAAGAATGTCAAATGCTGTGGGCACATGCATTTCGATAGGTAGATCCAGAACCTCAATAGAGCTTCCAGCACTCGAGAGATCATCTAATGTTACACTTTCACTAAGGTTGAGGTGGAGCGCTGTTATTTCTTCCCCAGAATCAGCTTCTGACCACGTAGAGCCACCAGAACTGCTACCAACGTCATTACCCTCTCCCGCAGTCCAATTGAAGAACTGTGGTAGTGAGTGAACCTTCCGCCGTGTGACACCCAAATCCGGTTGGAACAATCGAGATACGTTATACACGTCATCGTAATCGTTCCATCTATGCCCAAACACGTTCGACCAACCCGCACACAGTTGTTTGACTATCTGGGGAGGAAGTGGGGGCGAACCTGGATAAGAGATGAAGCTCAAAGGTTGGCTTTCGGTTCTAGGGTTTTCGAATGCAGCTATTTTAGCTGTTAAAGGTTGGAAGGGAATTAAGGGTAGATTAAGTGGGACCGAGTTGTTGATCAGCGACGCATTGGAGAAACCACGCGCATGAGGATTGATCGCACTGACGTATGATCTCAGCTCTGTTCCGGGTGGTTTGCTTGGCCCACGCTCGCAAGATCTTACTGCGCTCTCGCTCAGACTCCTGGTTGCAGACCCACGCTGTAAATCTCTGCACGTTGTGTCTGGCTGCATTAGCTCTACTACGGCCTGTCTTTGGCGCTTCTTTCGACGGAGTTCGCGTCTTCGTCTCGTCCTCGAATTCGAATGATGTTCCGACATTGCCAACTCCGACGAATTGGAGCTGCGCATTGTATCCCCAGATCTGCCGGAAAGCAACTCCAGCATCTGTGTCCGAAATTGCTGAAATGATCTTTCGAGCCTCATCAGGTGACATTCTTCCGGTTGGTGGATGCGTACGCAGGTACACAAAGCACCGGTGGTGTGCACTGCGCCCGAGCTGGGACCAGGCGCAGCGCCTATCAAGTCTACGTCCGAAGGTGAGCAGTTCCCAATGGGTGGTACTCGGGAATGGCATAAACTGGATGACGGATTTCCTCCAACCAAGTTCGGTATTATGGTATCGAGATTTGATGTCACTAATGACTGCCTCAACGAGGTGTTTTGGAACACTCGGGACGTATGAGCGTAACGCATCGGTCGCCTCTTTGTCTGAGTTGTATTGCTTGGCATGATTCTGGTATATCCACACTAACACTGGTTGTAATGTTTGATTATTTTCGTTGGCCCAGGTTGCCAGTTCTCCTAAGAAATTCCGAATATTTCTCATAAGTTGTTGTTTTAGTACACG